TAGCCGATGATGGCGTCGTCCATGCCGTCGATGAACATCGCGGCCGGGTTGATGTTCTCGATCTCTTCCTTGATGGCGGGAACGTACGAGACCTTCCGGATCATCTGGCGGAGACGCTTGATCGTCTCGATGGCCTCGTCGATGGTCGAATGGTCGTCAGACGGGTAGTACTCCCTCATCACTTCCAGGCGGTGTTCGATGTCTCCCACGGGCATGTTCCCTCCTCTCGAGATCGATGGTTGATAGTGTCAGCCCGATGCGGACCATGTCGGCGAGACTGTGGTAACGACCGGTGGAATCGGTGTACTTGGCGCAGAGCGACCGCAGATCCCGATGGGTCTGCTCGTCGACCCTCAGGGTCCTACTGGGGGCCCGAGGCACGGATGGCCCCCTCTGCGTAGAGCTGCGATGACGCCAGGAAGCAGAGTGCCGCAAACATGTTGGTGGGGTTGACGGCGGCGGGGGAATGGACCCAGAGGCGGGAAGCCACCTCGCGCCACTTCTCCTTGAGCCGGGACCCGTCGGAGACGCAGAGTTCGTTGCGGATCTCGCGTCCGAAGTCGGAAGCCCGTCCAACCACGCGGTCGAGCTCGATGATGCCGATGTCCTCCAGCGGAATCGCTCCCCACGAAGCGAAGTCCTCGTTACGCATCTGCTGCAGGCGCTGCTCCAGATGATCCAGGGTCTGCGGGTGGAAGGACCCGTTTCGCGATCCCCGAATTGCCGGGGAGGTTGAATCCTCGGACCTGGGAGAGGAGCCGGGATTCTGAGCGGGTCTGCTCGATGAGGGTTCCGTCTTCTTCATGGGATACCATTCTAACCGATCCGGTCGAGATCATGCCGTTCACTTCCGCAATTTCTCGTGTACGCCTATGCAATCTTTGCAGGGCGGCAAGCCTCGTGTTGTCCTCGAGCGAGTTGCGGGCGATGTCGATGTACATCGCGAACTCCTCCTCGATGTCGAATCCCGATCGCCTGATGGCCGCAGCCGCCCCGTCGATCGAGAACATCGAACGGATCACGTCCTCGCCGTTCTCGATCTGTTCCTTGGGCTTAGACATCTGAATCCTCTCTCGTGAACCCAGTGACTGCAAGGCCGGCGGCCAGTGCCGTTACCAGGAACATCGGAATATTGGGTGCAGTGCGTCCCAGCTGCTTCAACACTTGAGCGGTTCCCTGCTCCAGCCGCTTGAGGTTCGTCGCGCGCGCGGGCACTCCCTCGCTCATGGTCTTGGTCGCAGGATTGACTACGCTCTTGACTCCACCCTCCGCAGCCAGCGTCGCCTTCGATGCCCGTCTCGGGGCCTGGAAAGTCTTCTGGCTCCGGGCCCACTGGATCAGGTATTCGTCGACACCTCGCCTCATGTCTTGGAAACGCAGACGAACGTACTCCGCCCGAGGATGGTTGTCCTTAATTGCATTGAGAGCTGTTTCGCGAATGTCCTTGCGAACTGCGTCCAGATGCCGAGTTCCGAACGGCTCCATACCCTGGCGGAACGTCTTCCTAAAGGAATCGTTCACGACCTCCTGGATCAAGTCCTTGGGCACATTGATCTTGGACATCTTGAGCCCAGGGGTCTGGCTCGGAGGATCCTGATTGAAGACATCGTCGAGGAAGCTTTCAAGCGCGTTGCGGTAGGCCGCCGATGCTTCACGGAACTTGGCCTTGGAGGCCACCGCATTGGCCAGTTGCCGCTCTGATTGGGCGACACGCTCGCGGTCAGCCATCACCCCCTCGACCAGCTTGCGGCTGAACGGGTTGAGAGGCTGACCCTTGTTGATGAACTGCTCCTCGAACTGGACCCCGAAGATGTCGGTGTCGCTCTTGAGGCCTAGACCGGCGAGCAAGTGACCCTGGCCCTTGGTTCCAAAGCCGAGCTCAAGACCACGGACGTGCTCGGAGAGTGGGGCCCCCATCACGTACGCTGGGTCTGGACGGGCCACTTGAAGACCGAGGCGCGCAGCGTGGCGACCGACGGAACGGTCAGCTACCTGGCGGGTGAGGTCCATGGACGCGGATTCCGGCGGCAGATTGCGGCCCATCAGGTAAGCCATGATCATGTGGGCATCACGGACATTGAGCTCTGAGGTAGCGACGTTTGGATTTGCCAGGCCCATCCGAATGGTCGTGCCGAGTCCTTGGGTTCCGAACTGACGCAGGGCGTGACCCAGGGTCGAGACCTGCCGCTCGAACTCTCGGGCATGGCGCTGCTTGAGAGCTGGCATGGCGGCGCGAGCCTTCTCCAGGCTGTCCTGAGTGCGGCGCAACTCGTCCATGTACTCGGGGCTGTCGACGCGCCCGAACCACGGGACGATCCGCGATTCGAGGATCGGAAGGTCTGGATCAAGCTTGATCCGAGTGCCCTGTCCGAAACCGGACCTGGACATCGGCGTCACATCCAGGGCGTACTGGAAGTTCTGTTCCAGCTCCGGCAGCAAGGTGGTTGCCTTCGTGCGCGCCTGCCTGCGAAGGAGCTGCGGATTGGGGTACTTGAAACCCTCCTTGGGAAGGAACATCTCCCCCGGCCGAACCGGACGATCAAGCGATAGCTGATTCAGATCATCCGGTTCGGCCATGGGTCACCCTCACTTCTTGGGGGCGGGCTTCGCCTTGGCGCGCATGGCGGCGAACGGGTTCTTCTTGGCGGCGCCCTTGGGCGTCTTGCCCTTGACTGCGGCCTTCATCATCATCTTGTTCTTCATGACACTCTCCTGGTTGGTTCCGCGACGGGCGGAACATGTTGATCAGATTGTAACTAGTCCCCACCGGGAAGCAAGATCGACAGCTTGATCTCCATCTGCTTCGCGGCTTCCTTCTCGGCCTCGCACTCCTCGCAACCGTAGCCGCACTCCTCGCACTCGCCCTCCTCGTCCAGCTTCTCGCCGCACTCAGGGCACTTCTTGGGCGCGTACTTGGAGGGCTTCTTGGGCTTTGAGTTCAGTGGGGGTAGCATGTCAGCAGTTCCAGGCCCGAAGGCTCTTGTTGATGCGGGAGTTCGGATCGTTCGCGGTCTTCGCGGAAGTCAGTCGCTTCTTCATGCCCTTCATCCGGGCGCAGAAGCTGTTGCGCCGGGGACCGCCCTCGGGCTGAGGTGCCTTGAGGTTGCCGCCGGTCGCCTTGTTGTAGGCTGCCCGCCCGGCCTCGCTGAGCCCGCCCTCGGGGTTCTTGTGGACCGCCTTGAAGTCGAACCGCTTCTTCTTTGCAGCCATCACTTGCTCCGCTTCTTGGGGGCCTTCTTGGGGAGCGCCTTCATGTCGGGCGTTTCCTTCGCCCACTTCTTGGCGGTCTTCGGCATCTTCGCGAACATGTAGCCCTGCTGGGCCTTCGACTTGAACGGCATGTCAGGTCCTGGGGTTGAGGAGGTTGAGCATACGGCGGGCGGCGTCACGGGACTCGTCGATCGTGCGCTGTTCGAGTTCGATGCCGTCCATGACGCGGGCCTTGTTGATCTCCTCGATAAGCATCGGGAGATTCTGCTCGATGTACTCGCGGGTCACGGAAGTTGCCTGGTGACGAGCGGGCTTTCGACCCTTCGAGATCTGCTCGCAGCCCGGCACGAGGAAGTCAGGTTGGCCAAAGCGGCAAGCGGCCCACATGCCGATCCGGAACATGTGGAGGTTGACGAGCCAGTCCTCGTGGATGTGCAGCATGGGGACGCCCAGCTGCCGGCACAGGCGACGGAACCCCTTCGGGGTCATCTGGAGCTCGTCACAGAACCGAGACTCGTGGACCCACCGGAGTCCGCCGCCTAGGCTGAAGGACATGCCCTTGCGCTTCTTGCTCACTTGGATTCCTTGGTGGGGAGCAGGCCCTGCAGGTACTCAAGAACGTCGGAGTCGGTGACCTGGCCCTTGCGATCCTTGGCAAGGAGTGCACGGGTATCCTCGACGACCTTGGTTCCGTAGGCCTTGAGGCCTTCGGTGACGGACTTGCGGGACTGGGCCTTCTGGCCAGGAGCCGGGGTGGAGCGTGGTTCGACCGTGGTGGCCTGGACTGTGTTGCGGCCGACCGTGGTGCCGCTGGGTTCAGCGAGCGGGATCGGAGCTTCAGCTGCTGGGGCCGGTGTTGCCGGCTTGGCAATTTCAGCAAGAGCCGTTTCGGTGGCCGGAGCCGGGGCGGGGGCGGGCTTGGCTTCGGGGGTGCTGGTGGCAGGCTGGTTGGGCTGGAGAACACCGCGATCGATCAGGTTGTTGATGATGTCGGCGACTCGATCCTGTTCCCGGAGCTCGCGAACACGGGCGTCCGACCTACGGACACGCATCTGGCCCTCGGCTGCGGCAGTGCCTGGGCCCTGCTCTCTTCCGGTGGGAGACGCCGGAACACGACCGCCTTGCTCAGTGCGGCGCTGGGCCGTGGGATTGTTGATGTCCCCCGGAACATTCTTGACCCTGACGGTCGGAGCCGTGAAGCTTTCGTCGGCCGTCTGCACAGGGCCGATGGGGCGCATTGGTCCCTGGCGGGGTCCACCGGTGTTTGTCGGCAGATCGCGGGGCGTGACGCCCGGCATGGCCTGGGGTGCCGGCATGTCGACGACCTGGCCAGGATTGCCAGGGGTAATACGAACATTACCTTGATTCGATGTTGGGAGGGTGGCTCTGGTAGGTGTACCTCCGCGGAGGGTGGGGTTGTCGATGACGCGGGTGCCGGGGGCCGTCATGTTGGGGGCGGCACTGCCCCGCATGGCGGCGCCAGCACCAAGGGCGTCGAGGAGCGCGCCCTGCATCCCGGCCTGGGCCTCGCGGGCCTGGATCGCACGGAGCTGTTCCGGAGTGGTTGCCATGGCTCGCTCGCGGGCGATGGCGTCGGCCGGCAGGCTGGTACCGAGAAGACCGCCGGGGCCAGCGATCGTCTGAAGCACTGGGTTCTGGGTCAGGTCGGTGAATCCCTGGGCCAGGTTGTTGAAGCCGTCCATGGAGAAGAACGACGCCGGAGGATTCAGCCGGTCGATCTCCGCAGCCTGTTCCGGAGTGACCTTCGGGGGCTGACCCAGATTGACGTTCAGCTGCTGGTTCTGCTCGATCATCTGCCGGAGCGCAGCCTTCTGCTGCTCGGGCGGAAGAGCCTGCAGCCCGTCGTAAAGCGAAGCAAGCTGCTGCGGGGTCGCGCCGCGCATGAGCTCCCCGAGCTGGTCGATGCCCAGGTTGCCCGGGGCGACGTTGCCGGAGTAGAGGTTGGAGATGACCTTGTTGACGCCTGGATCCAGACCGTAGCGCTGGGCCGGTTCTGGCATGCCACCCCCACTGGTCTGGGGTGCTGCAGCTGGGGCGGCTGGGGCGGCGACATCGGACAACCGAGCAGTGGGGGTACGCGCCATCCCCGCCTGAAGCAGGTTGATCGTGCGCGAGATGGCGGTGTCCAGCCAGCTAGGCTGGGTAGGGGCTGGAGTGGCGGGAGTCGGAAGACGGTCGGCGGCTGCGCGCTGTGCGTCGTTCGCGGCCATTTGTTCGGCCATCGCGGCGCGATCTGCGGGGCCCGGGATGTTGACAGCCGGAGGCTTTGGTGTAGAATCGAACAACGAAGTCAAGCGCTTTGTCGATTCGTCTAAGATCGCACCAGCTCGTTCGTCGGCGTAGTTCTCACGTGCAAGTCGTTCGCTCCGCAGCTGTTCGCCGCGCTTCTTCCTGATCCCCTTGTTTTCGATGGCATTGATCCGGCCGAGCTGGTTGTTGTAGCGCTCCAGTGCGCGCTTCTGCTCGAGCGGGGTGACTTGGTTGCCTTGTTGTGAACGCTGCGAGAAGCCGGCCAGTTCGGCGTCGTATGCGTCGCGGGCCGCCTTGCGCTGAGCGTCGAAAGACGTGGCGAGCTGAGGGGTCGGGCGCGACTGGGGAGGCTGCGGAGTCGGAGAAGTAGGAGTCGCAGGTGGCGTGGCAGGCTGTGCCTGCGGCTGGGGCTTGGCCTTCTCGGGCTTCGTGGCTGCCGGCGCGGAAACAGCGGCGTTCCGGGCGATCAACTGGCCCAGGAAGGCGTTCGGATCCCGGAGGTCGGTCTGAAGAAGAGCGTTCTTCTCGCGACCAAAGGGAGTGGAAGGGTTCATGCTGCGAAGCGGCTGGGCCATGGTATCTCCTGCTGGAAGGATAATCAGATGACACTGGGTACACAACAAAACCCGTTGAGAACGACGGAACCAATGAAGGTCGCGAGGGCGATGCTCAAGGTGTGCTTCGAGGACGGCATGGGGCTGAAGGAGGTGCAGGGCCGGCTGTTCGAGTGGTACGGCGGCAAGTGGGTGCAGCGGGACCAGCAGTGGCTAGAGGACGCGGTCTGGCGCTGGACCGAGGACCTGCACGTGAGCGATGACCCGAACGGGCTCGTGGTGGAGCGGTATGGTCCGACGGAGTTCAAGGTGAACGGGATCGTGCGGGCGATGCAGGCCTTGTGCCGGGTCGCGGGGGCGGAGGTTCCGCAGTGGCTGTGCCCGGATTACCGGGATCGGCTGAGCGACCCCCACTGTTCCGTGTCGTTCCGGGACGTGATCGTGGACGTGAAGGCGAGTGCGGAGACGGGGGCTTTGGTGTGTGTGCCCCGGACGCCGGAGTGGTTTGATCCGTGCGTCGTGGACGTGGATCTCGATCCGTTTGTGGAGTGTCCGCGGTGGACAAAGTGCGTAGAGGAGTGGAGCGGCGGAGATACGCTCTGGAAGGAGTTGCTGCAGCGGTGGATGGGCTACTCGATGATGAGTCATCGAAGGTACGCGAAGTGGATGCTGTTCCACGGGAAGATCAGGGCCGGCAAGGGAACGATCAGCACGGTGATGCGGTGGTTGGTGGGCGGGACCGGGTTCGTGGGCACGAGCTTGGACGAGATCGCGGGGAACTTCGGGCTGGATGGGCTAGAGTTCGCGAGGGTGTTGTGCATCTCGGAGGTCAGTGAACTCGATTCCCGAGAGGGCGAGGTGGCGGTGCGGGTCCTGAAGAACGTGCTCGGAAGGGACCCGATCTCAATCAATGCGAAGTACAAGCGGCAGATGCGGAACGTGGTCGTGAACGCGGCGCCGTGGGTCCAGTCGAACGAGATCCCGCAGCTGCCGAACAAGGGTCGTGGGTTGAGCGGGAAGATGCTGGTGCTGCCGTTCGACCGGAGCTTCGAGGGCAAGGAGCAGCACAACCTGATGGACGTGCTGAAGGGTGAGCTGCCCGGGATCGCGTACTGGGCCCTCCGGGGGGCGATCAAGCTGGAGGCGGCTCCGGACGGAGAGAAGTTCACCCCCACTGATGGCGGGATGCGGGTGGTCAAGGACTACCACCTGGCGAACAACCCGTTCGATTACTTCCTGGAGGCCCGGTTCGTCCGGAACAAGGAGGGGGCGGTCGCGAACGACCTGGTGCGGCGGGAGTGGAAGGACTGGTGCAGGGCCAATAACGTGAAGATGCACGTGGCTGACAACCAGCTGATGATGAAAATTGTGGCGGAGAGCAGCTGGGATCTCAGCAGGATCAGGAAAGGTGCCGAAGGTACGCGGGCGTTGGGGGGCCTTTCGCTGAAGAAGGACCAAGAGGACGATCTGGGCTGACAGGAAACCGGACTGACAGCTTTCGGCCACAACTATCTCTCTATATATCTCTTACCCCTATCTCTCTCTCTATATCTGTCAGTCTTGTCAGTAGGAGGAAGAAGAGAGAGAAAGGGCCGTTTGGAGCTCGTGGCGCGGGATCGGGTTCCCGGGGAGGTTTCGGGAACCTGTCAGTCCACTTGGCTTGGACCTGTCAGTGGGGGGATTTGACCACAAATTGCCAGACAAAAATGGTCTTTCCCCCGTCGAGTGACACGCCCGCGCGGGGGCTTGGGGGGGTCTGTTAGGTGTCTGTACGGTACGGTACGGCGGGTTACAGCGCGGGTAGTGCGCGGGAAGTGGGCGGCTTTCCCGCTGTTTCGGGGCGGGTCGGTTGCTGCATGGGGTGAGGGAGTCCTGTCGTCAGGGGGAGTTCCCCTGAGATAGGGACGGCTGAGAAATTGGAGAGACAGCACATGGACCAGTTCACGATCAAGACCGTTGAGACGACCCGCCGCACCAAGAGCGGCAGCCGCATCTGCGCCATCATCCAGATGCCTGAGGGCTTCGCTGCGGAGCAGCTGCCCAGCGAGGTCGCCAAGGAGCTGACGGGTGACGCTCGTGCTTTTGCGATCGTGGATCGCAACAGCAAGTCGGCGCCCAAGGGCGACATGACCGCCGACCTGTCCGCCATCGTGGCGGCAGCAGTGGCGAAGGCGCTCGCCGACCTGAAGAAGTGACAGCCACGAGTGACCCAGAAGGGACACGGTTCTACGGAGCCGTGTCCCTTTTTTTGTTCCCTCCAAACGGTGACGGAACCGCACCCCGTCATCCCCCAAACAACCCACCATCGTGGTGCGGCACGACCTACGGAGACACCATGGACATCAAGCTCAAGACCCTCAAGGACATCCGCATCGCCGTCTACAGCCCCCTCGAGTGGAAGGAGGGCGCTGACCCCGTCCTTCGGTGGAACACCACCGAGCCGACCCGCATCACCATCACGACCCCCCTCGAGGAGATCGTCCTCACCCAGGACGAGGAGGACATCATCCTCTGCGAGATCCGCTACGCCATCAAGGCGCCGTGGGTCTACGGCGGCGACACCGTCCGCAGCCACGGCGTCATCTCCAACAGCCCCATCGGCCAAGTCATCCTCCATGCCGTGCCGAACCTGTTCAAGGAGCGGAACTGCAAGTCGTGGGCTCCCGATAGCCCCGACGAGGAGTGGAACTGCCAGTGCGACCTCTGCTACTACCGCGACCCCGAAGAACCCGAAGACTACGACGGCGTCCCCGCTGACACGGGCTCCGTCTGACAGCATCTTTTCCCCCACTGCCCCTCCCCCGCTTGACGGCGGGGTGAGGGGTTTCTTTGCGACCCACGTTGGGCTGACTGCACGGTGTCAGCCCAACCCACAATCAAACCCGTGCAGAGACAAACAATGGACAAGCACACCGCGATCATCATCGTCTGCTCCGCCATCCTCGCCACCGGTTTGGTCTTCGCCATCGGGTTCGGCATCCAGTCCATCCAGGACTGGAGCTACCGCCGCAGCAAGGCCCGCGAGGACAAGCTCGCCAAGGACGCCGAGCAGGACGAACGTCTTGCGCTCATCGAGCGCAGCCGCCGCTGACCCCGCATCTTTTCCCCAACGCCCTCCCTCCCCTTAACGGGGGAGCGGAGGGTTTCTCTTTCACTCGGTGTGCCGTGTCCTTGCAGGGAGCATGACACACCATCCAAATCATCCCTGCGGAGACAGCCGACAATGGAACAGAAGAACAGCACCGAACTCCTCGCCCACTTCACCTCTGGGTATCCGTACCTGGCCGAGGACTGCCCCTCTCCCGCCATCTTCGACGTGGTCGACCCCGACCACGCCGCCAAGGTGTTCGCCGCGAAGACCGAGAAGCGCGAGGCCTACATCGCCTCCTACATCGCTCTGCACAACTGCGATCGCTTCGTCGCAGCCATCACCTACGACGCCAGCGTGTCGCCACTCACCACCAATCGCAAGCAGCTCGAGGAGCTCAACATCATGGTGCCCTCCCCCTCCGAGATCTCTAAGCGCACCGACGACTGGTGCACCGTCCGCCTGTGGAACATCATCTACGGGCTCGCTCGCCTCGGCATCTTCCTCACCAACACCGACACCTACACCGACCGCGAATTCCTGCTTCGCCTCGTCAACCGTGTCCTCCAGGACAAGATCCACGACCTGCCCCCCAACCCCGACATGTCGGAGTTCATCGACCTCAACTGCGACGGTACCCCCATCACCACTCGGCTCCTGCCCACGCCTGACCGCAACAAGAACTTCAGCAGCAGCGGCGGCGACATCCTCAAGATCCAGGAGTGCAACGTGGACGCCTTCGTCGCCCAACTCAACGGCCTCTTCCCGCCCGCCGACAACAACTGACCCCGCCATTTGTCTCCGCCCCCTGCACCGAGTCGTTTGGTGCAGGGGGTTTCTCTTTGGACCCACCATGAACCACATCCTCCTCCAACTCGACAAACCCCAACTCATCACCGTCATCCACTCGCTCTGTGCCAAGGCAAACATCTCCATCCGCACAGGCCTGGATCCTGGCGATGGGAAACCAAGAGTCTTCGCCGACAACTGGAACCTCGGGACCTTCACCCTTCTCAACCTCGACGCACCTCTCGCCATCACCTACCGTGTCACCTGCGTCTCGACTGAGCACCGTCGCCTCGTCTTCGAGGTCGACGCTGAGAACGAGCGGCAGGCCATCGACTTCGCTGCCCAGCGCTACGACTCAACCACCGACCTCATCATCGAACCCATCACCGACGAGTTCCTCGGCACCGAAAGGGAGGACACATGGACCGCAGAACCAATCAAGTGACCCTCGACGGATCGCTCCGTCTGCTCCGTGTAATCCACGGAGACCGCCTCTCCGAGGTCGGACTTGCCCCGCAGTTCCGACCCTACTACAACGGACCCCGCGTTGAGGTCCGCACCACCTACCCCGACGGCACCACCCACACTCGGCGTGGTCGCATCGGCATCACCGCCGGCCATCACCCCGTCTTCATCCTCCTGCCCCGCCGCGATTCCCGCTTCTCCTCGGACACCCTCAATGACCGCGACGAGATCGTCCGTGTCATCCCCGACTGGTGGTCCCGCCGCTGGGGTCCGCTCCATCTTCCCGCCTGATTCCCCCGAGTCAGGCTTTACAATCTCTCCAACCCGTATACCATGGAGGACAGTGCAACCGTCGTTCAATCCAACCGACTTCGTCATCTTCACCCCGCACAAGGCGGGGCTGCTCCGTGACCCGGACATGCCACCGACCGCCTTCTACCTTGTCTCTATTCTCGAGGACAAGGGTGACAACTTCGACTTCGAGATCCTCCTCTCTGGTTCTCGCGCTCTCTGCGAGGCCATCGCCATCTCCGCTGCAAAGAAGGGGCAGCGGGTCTGGCTTCCCAACGAATCGCCCTTCGGAGACAGCAACTCATGAGCCTCATGCTCCACGCCGGCGGTTACTCCGCCTCTCTCGCCGACATCACCAACGTCGTGACCCCCAAGCCCACCGCCACCCACGTGCCCATCTCGCACCGCTACTTCCTCGAGCAGGTGCTCGAGGCCCTGGCCTACCACGGGTACACCGTGACCGACCAGAAGCACGGTCTCATGGGCCGGGCCGGAGAGGACTACTTCGGTGTCATCACCCTCGACCGCGTCTCCCCCACCGGTGACTTCACCCACGTCCTCGGTCTCCGCAACTCGCACCGCCACCGCTTCGCAGCCCAAGCCGCCCTCGGTTCCCGCGTCTTCGTCTGCGACAACCTGGCCTTCCGTGCTTCCGATGCCGTGGTCAAGTTCTCCCGCAAGCACACCACCTTCATCCTCCGTGACTTCCCCCGCCTGTGCATCGACAAGGTCGCCGAGCTGCCCGGCTACTTCGCCGACACCGAGCGGCAGATCGATCGGTGGAAGACCACGATCCTCGGCACCGACTCCGTCGAGGTCCGCCGTACCGCTGCCGACCTGTGCATGACCGCCCTCACCAAGGGCGCCACCAACGGTCGTCTCCTGCCCCGTGTCTGGCACGAGTTCAACCGTGAGGACGGACCCGGCGGACACAACTCCCTCAAGGGCAGCAACCTGTGGTCCCTCTTCAACGCCTTCACCGAGGTCGAGAAGACCACCGACTCTCCCGCCGAGTCGCAGCGTCGCACCGCCCGTCTCTCCACCATGCTCGACGGCATCTGCCATGCCATCGACGATGCCCGCGAGGACGAGATCGAGGACCGCTACTGGAGCGGCACGGGCGAACTCATCAACGACGAGTCCTACGAGCGCTACCTCAACTCCTGACCTGCACCCCCACTGATCACTCGCTCCCCGCCGATGCGACCGGCGGGGTTTCTTTCTCACCCCCTTCACGAGACAGCACATGGGTTACTACGTCACTCTCAACTCCTGCAAGATCCGCATCCCCGAGTCCGACTTCCCCCGCATCTGCCAGCACCTCCTCACCACCGGGTTCCTCACCAACACCGACTCCATGAGCGGTGGTTGTTACGGTGGTCCCGACGACGGTAAGCGGTGGTACTCGTGGGTCGACATGGCCGCACTCGAGAAGCACCTCAAGTCCAACGACCTCTCCGCTGTGCTCGAGGACTTCGACTTCGACGTGATGCACGACAACGACGGTGCCATCGTCGACCTCTGCTACGACAGCAAGACCGGCAACGAGGAGGAACTCTTCGACGCCATGGCCCCCGCCATGACGGGCACCACCGAACTCTACTGGTCCGGCGAGTGCGGCGCCCAGTGGAAGTGGCTCATCAAGAACGGCGAGCTCCGTGTCATCGACGCCGTCATCACCTACCCCGAGGACTAACCCATGAACTCACCCCGCTTCAACCACAACGGCAAGTCCTACGCCCTGCTCACATGGACATCGGCCATGTCGTGCTGGTCCTGGTCCCTGCCAGCCGGCAAGCACGCTGCCTGCCCCGCCGAGCACCGTGCACCCAACTCCATCTGCTCCTCCTGCTACGCCCAGCAGGGCAACTACCTGTTCCGCAATGTCCGCGACACCCAGTGGGCCCGCTTCGACTTCCTCAAGTCACAGCCCACCGCCTTCGCCGACATGCTCGTCCGCTTCCTCCACCTGGAGTCGCCCCTCTACTTCCGTGTCCACGACAGCGGCGACTTCCACTCTCTGTCCGCCATCCACCTGTGGCAGTCCATCGTGGACCGCTGCCCTGCCACCCGCTTCTGGTTTCCCACTCGCACCTACCTCTTCCCCAACTGGAGGCCCGCCCTTCGCAAGCTCCATCGCAAACCCAACGCTTGTGTCCGTCCGTCCGCCCTCTCCTTCGGCGACGAACCACCCGTGATCCCCGGTCTCGGGCACGGCACCGTCTCCATGCACCAGTCCCTGCCCGGCATTCGCACCTGCCCCAAGACCGTATCCGGTGGCTCCTGTGCCGATCACGATTGCCGCACCTGCTGGGACGACACCGACTACGTCAACTACCTGCCCCACGGACACGCTGTCTCTGACGCAGAGCGCCGTGTCCTCCTCACCATCGGAGCCACCAATGCCTGACCCTCTCCCGCTTGTCATCGAGGACTGGACCAACAAGGAGCACGTCGTGTTCCGCTGCGAGTACCTCCTCGATCCCGCCCCCCTCTTCGTCACCGTCGGCTTCGAGCGCGACAACTACAACGACATCGTCATCGACGTTGACTCCATCACCGACCGGGAAGGCAACGACCTCGAGTCCATGCTCCCGTCCACCATCTACGCCGTCATCGTTCGCCGTCTCAAGGTCGACTTCCAACTCATCTACGTCACCGAGCACTGGCTCAAGGACGATCCCGACCGCCGTCCTCTCCTCCTCGATGACGACGGCGTGAAGGAGTGGAAGGAACGCCAGGACGAAAGGAGGGACCTTTGATTGTCCGACCGTGACCCCGACCCCACCCGCTACATCAACCCAACCACGTTCTACATCTTCCTCATCCTCTACCTCCTCGTCACGATCCTCGCATCGTGACACCACCCATTGAGACAGACCATGTCCGACCACATCAACAACGATCTCACCGACGACATCGCCATCGCCTCCGCACTCCGCACCTTCCTCACCTCGCCCGCCATCATCTCCATGATCCGGGCCTGCGTCACCGAAGCCGCCAACGCCGAGGTCAAGCGCGTCATGTCCCCCGACCACATCCTCAGCACCGTCTCCTCCGCCCTCACGCACCCGTACACCGACGCCCAGTCCCGTCTCTCCGACATCCTCGGCGACGTGATCCGCAAGGACATCGAGGAGTCCACCAAGTACCTCCTCAACGAGGACAGCGCCCGGGACTTCATCCGCGAGGAGCTCGAGTCCGAGCCCCGCTACTTCCGCATGGCCGTCGAGCGCGCCGTCGATTGCCACATCGACACCGACTCCATCGTCGACACCGTCAAGGACCGTGTCTCCGACAACCTCGACCTCGACACCGACATCGCCGACAAGGTGTCCGACTACTTCGACGACGACGACAACCTCCGCTCGGTGACCAAGCGCGTCATCGATTCCATCTCCATCTCCATCACCCCGTCCCGATGACCGCACCGAGGGGGCGATGCGACCGCCCCTCTCCCACCCCCACTGATCCCATGAACACCGACAACGTCTCCGTCTCTCGCCTCCGTTACGAGGCGCTCATCGTTCTGTCCGTCCTCGGATGGGTGCTCTCGTTCTTCCTCCTCGGCTTTCTTCTTGGGAGTGCAGCATGACCGTCAACCGACCCGCAAAGAACCACCCGTGGCGCAAGGACATGCCCCGCTGGTCGCACAACGTCCAGCTTGTCCGCTTCGCCTTCCCCCCATCCACCGACGAGCGTCACCATGCAGCCCTCGTCGCATTCGACAAGGACCTCCGCGCCCTTCTCGCCAAGCACGACCTCCCCTCGGAGCCCTCGTACATCGGGTTCTACCGAGCGAACTCCGACTGGGACAACATCGACACGCCCACCGCCTGCATCAACTGCGCCAACCGTGGCGCCCGCACCCCGGAACTCGACAATGAACCCTGACACCCCACGCACCGACATCAACGACCTCTACAAGGCGCACCGGAGCAACCACAATCCCAGCGTCCGCCACTCCATCAGCCTCGCCATTGAGGAACTCAACACCCTGCGCCGTACCACCGTCGAACTCGAGGAGCAGAACCAGAAGCTCCGAGTCCGCATCGAGGAACTCGAAGGCATCATCGACTGGCACATCGACATGGTGGTCGGTGACGCATGGCTCTGCCGCATCGAGGGCAAGTACGAGGACATCGACCGACTCCTCGGCGAGGCCGTCGGCAAGCAGATCCAAGCCTACGAGATCGACAACCCGCACCACGAGGACTCCCATGACCCAGCCCAACCTGACCAACGCTGACCGTGCCGACCGTGCCTACAAGACGCTGTGCTTCTACATCGGACTCGTCAGCGGCGACCGAGTCCCGCTCGACGAACCCGACGAAGCCTGCGCCTCCGACATCGTCGCCGACCTGATGCACCTCTTCGGCCACGACACCATGCAGACGGCGTTCAACCGAGCGACCAACCACTACACCGCCGAGATCGAGGAAGAGGAAGAGGAAGACGATGAACCTCCTACCCCCGCAACCTGACTGCCGTGCCTGCCTCCGCTGGGAGCAGGCGCCCCGGAACCCCGGCGTCCCCACCACCAGGTGGGGATTGCCGGGACCGGATGCCCCCGTCCTCATCGTGATCGGCCCGACCCCGGGCTACCACGAGCACGTCCACTCCGAGCCGTTCGTCGGCAAGCCCGGCCGCCTGCTCCGTGACATCCTGCTTGCCGACCTCTCCACTCTGTGTACCATCTACGGTACGTACCTCGCCCGCTGCGGACCTGAGCCCGACGCCAAGGCGCGCGACTACAAGGCCTGCTTTTCTTTTCATGACTCCGACTTCCGCTCCATCCTCGACGCCCACACGGGTTCCCAAATCCATGTGCTACTGCTTGGGGCCGACGCTGCTGCCCAGTTCCATCGTCTGCACCTGGGCTCCCGTTGCTCTCACAAAGACGCGATCGCCCGCAACGGGAAGCCACACCAAATCGCGGGCCGCACCATCCCGGTCTTCACCACCCTGCACCCGGCCGCCATCCTCCGCAACAACTCCCTGATCTATACCGTCGAGGACCACATTGAACTCCTCTCCTCCACCATCCGTGGCTGCGCCCCTGTCCCCACCGACCCCGACATCCAGCCGCCCCGACCCCCGCACCATTAGCCTGGACATCGAGACCTATGGCATCACCCGATTCACCGCAGCCGGCCGACTCCTGCCCACCCAGTCCGTCTTCCACCCCGCTCGATCCGTCGACGTGGACGGATGCCCCATCCGCGATCTGGTTCAAACCGTTTCCGTCACCGTTGCCGATCGTGATGGTGACCTGGCCCACCTCCGTCCCGGTCCCACCTTCGTCTTCCAGCTTCACATCCCCGCCCACCGCAAGCACCTCGCCCGATGGCTCGCCCACTCCCGAACCATCCTCGGAATGAACCTGCAGTTCGACCTCCTGTACCTCCGCTCCCAGCCCGACCTCCGCTTCCACCTCGAACACCAAACCCTGATCGACCTCTCGGTCCTCAACTACCTGCACTCCGAGCTCCGACCCGAGCGCTCACTCAAAGCCCTTGGTCCCATCCTCGGAACCCACGCCTATCCCAAGGAGCAACTCGACCGTGACAAGAAATACCACGACGCCCGTGACCCCGAACTCCACCGGTACAACGCAGCCGACACCCACAACACCCTGCTTGCCTGCACCGAACTCGCCCGCCGGATCCGCACCGACTACCCCGACACCGACAAGCTCTCGCCCGAGTGCATCACCCACTACTCCGACACCATCTGGACAGTGGTCCGCATGTCGGAATCAGGAGTGCCTATGGACCGGGCGGGCCTATCCGAACTCGAGCAATCCGTGGTGTCCCGGATGCGGGATGCTGAAGATGCCGCTGCCTCCCTCGGACTCGTACTCACCGGGCCAGGAAGTGCCAAGTCCAAACTGGCCCTGATGCAATCGGCCTGCACCTGGATCGAGCACAACCGTGACCCGGCCATCCGATCCCACCCCCTGTTCCAGCTCACCGAAACCAAGAAGGAGATCGCGGTCAACGACGTGAACCGCCAGCTCTTCCTTTCCTTCCAGCCCCCCACTGATCTCGCCGACCAGCTCAACCTGCTCGGCACCTACTCCTCCCACCAGAAGCTCCTCTCCTCCTACCTCTACCCGCTGCTCCACCACCAGCGGATGGACCCCACCAACAAATCCTCCCGCCTCGTGGCCCGGCCTAACAGTTCAGTGGGGGTCTCCTATCCCACGTGGTTCGTCACCCCCACTGCATCCAAGGACGGAGCCGGCGGCGAGGGCGGTACCCTGCAGGGCCGCATCACCTGCAAGAACTTCCGGCATCAGACCGACCCCGACGAGATCAAGAAGTTCTACCGGAGCCGCTGGACCCGGGGCCACATCGTCGGGTACGACCTGTCTCAGATCGAGATGGTCGTGGCCGGCCTCCTCTCCGGCGACGCCGACCTCCTCGCTGCCTTCCGTGCCGACCCACCCCTCGACCTGCACACCAGCCGTGCCGTCCAGGTCTTCGGGCCCGACATCAAGGAGAACCCTGACTTCAAGAAGGTGTACCGCCAGGCCGCCAAGGGTGCCAACTTCGGTGACCTCTTCCGTGCCGGCGCGCCCACCCTCCAGACCCAAGTCTTCAAGATGACCGGCGTCGTGGTCCCGATGTCCATCTGCGAGAACATCGTGAAGACCCGCTCTGCCTCCCGCCCCGGCCTGTGGCACTGGCAAGAGACCTTGATCCGGGAGACCCGTGCCCGTGGGTACGTGGCGCTCCCCCTCATCGGGCAGTCCCGCCGCTTCATGGGCGGCGATGCCTACGACATCTCGGAGATCGTGAACATGCCCATCCAATGCACGGCCGGCAACGTCCTGCTCCGCATCCAGCACCAGCTGCACCGCACCCTCCCCTCCATCAACGCACCAGCCCCTGACATCCTCATGTTCCTCAACGTGTACGACGCCATCTACTTCGATTGCCGTAGCGACACCGCTGTTGACCGCCTCGACACCCTGTTCCGTGACGCCTTCACCTACGTGACAACCCAGGGATATTGGGCTAGACTGTGCCAGCTGCTGGGTCGATCTGTTCCGATCCGCTACGAACGCACCATCTACACCTGAACCATGCAAGCCAACCATCGCAAGGTCGTCGCCCTTCTCAACCGTGGAGTCAACGCAGCAGAGGTAGCCGATGAGGTCGGCCTCTCCCGCAAGCGGGTCTTCGACCTGGCCCGCCGCCACGGTGTACCCACCAACCCGATCGTCACTCCCGGCGGTCGCATCGAGAAGCAGATCGTCCGTGCTTCCCGGGTCCTCACCATCCCGGAGATCGCGTCCGCCTTCCGCATCGCCGAGTGCCGGATCAAGGAGATCCTGTCCCGGGTGGACCGGGAGACCAAGGCTGTCGTCGGTTGAAGCGCAGCTGGACCATCCTCCAGGACGACCGGGAGAAGACGCCCCTCATCTTCCCGGCCAACATCGTCATGCTCGACGATGCCCATGTCCCTACGGACAAGCGGTCCTGCACCGTTTCACTTACGGTCGTCAAGAAACGATTACAGACCGGCGACTACGCCCTAGAAGGCTTCGAGTCCAAGGTCCTGATCGAGCGCAAGAAGCACCTGCCCGAGCTCTTCTCGAACCTGCTCACCCCCACTGGTCGCGAGCGATTCGTCAAGGCCTGTGACCGGCTGCGATCCGAGTGCGCCCATCCGATACTCATCCTTGAAGGGACGATCGGCCACCTGGTCAGGACGGCCAGAAGCCAGCTCGATGTGGACCCATGGCTGGTGGTCGACGCCCTTCACCGCATCTGTCTTGAACGCCACATCCAGATCCTCTACCTTCCAGCCGCCACCCCCGAACAGCGCAGATCAGTGGGGGAAGAAGTCGCAAGACTCCTGATCAACGGAGCCATCACCCATGCCGAACGAACCACTTCAGACGTACCGTGCGGTTGATCCCGTCGGATTCCACTTCGGGTCCATTGCGACCACCGCCTCCCAGCCCTTCGTCCTGGGCCACTTCAGCTCTACCACCCACGTCAACGCCAACGCTGCGAACCAGGCGATGACCTTCAACACCGACACTAGCACCGGAGCTCTTAACGCGAATCGGTTCATCCCGTGGCTGGCCCGCGACTTCGACAACTCCACTACCACGGGTGCCTACTACCCCGTCGCTGTCCCCAACGCCTACGACCGGATCCTCATCTTCCCGATGTACCGGCTGGTTAGGTCCGCCGCTTGGCCCACCTTGCCTAACAACTTCACCTTCGGCACTCTCGGGTCTTACGTGCCGCCGTTCATCCTGCCGATGGGCCTGACTCCACAGACCCGTGGGTTCACGGACGTGAACAAGCTGAACCCCAAGCTGTACCGGTTCCCGGACGACATCCCGACGGCCTTGAACTACGAGCGCATGTCTGGGTCGTACAACATCAGGACCCACGGTCTGTGGATCCCGCTGTCCTCGTACGCCACGAACGCGCTCACGAGCAACGGCACCATGGGCGTGGCGGCGAACAATGATCCCCGCAGTTTCGGCCGCAGTCCTGGCATCGGAACCGGCACGGCCTACCACCTGCCGAAGGACCTCTCGATCTCGAAGGCCACCACTACGGGACTTGCCTTGGCCAATGGTCAGATTGACGGCGGCACTGCCGACATACTGATCGGCATGGGTCTTGAGTTCCAGACTCACGGTTGCCAGGAGATCATCTGTCCGCTTGGCTCTGTCCCGACCGGCATCACGATCTCCGACAACGCGGATCAAGGTGTTGCGCGGCGGATCGAGCTCTTCCTGATGGGCATGTTCCTGGGGTGAATCATGAGGCGACGATCTCGAGCACAGCCCATGGCGTGGATCACGGCGCGGAGCTACCGCCTCAAGATTGTGCCGTCTCTTCCGGACGGTGACTTTACACCCGATCCGTTCTCTATCTACTCCGACTCGACGCTCTCCTACTACCAGGGAACTGACCCGACCAGCAACACGATGAGGATCACGGGTGTTGATCCGTCGATCGACATCCGGTTGGTGCAGACCTCTGGTGTTGCGGCAACGGTGTACTACAAGGTCACCTCGGGCCGCTTGAACCCAGGGGATTACTCGGTCAACCCTGGTTCGTGGACTGTTCTCAACTTCACGCTGAACGCAAGCGCGAGCATCACGGTCCAGAACAACTACAACTTAGGGTTCGCGGCCGACCTTTCCGTCGTTGGCGCGAACGTCTACCAGATCCAGAACGTCTCCGATGCCAACATCGTGCTCAACACGTTCACGCTGCAGATGTTGGATGCGGGCTGGGACTACGGACTTATCTACTATCCTCTTGGGACCAACCGAGATTACGGAACTTTCACTTCTCCGGCCGCCTTCAACGAAGACTTCAACGTCATCTAAGGACCGACCATGCCTCTACAGATCCGCCGTGGAAACAACAACGATCGACTCGCGCTTACTCCCTTACAGGGCGAGCCGATCTTCGCCACCGACACCAAGCAGCTCTACATCGGCGACGGCACCACGGCTGGTGGAATCGGCGTGGCTCCTGCTGTCCACACCCACGCAGCCGGGGACATCACAAGCGGAGTTCTAGGTGTTGCTCGTCTTGGCACAGGAACAGCGGACAACACGACTTTCCTTCGGGGTGATGGCACATGGGCTGTTCCAGCTGGCGGCGGTGGTGGTGGATCGGACGGCACGGTTCCGCTGATCACTCAGGCATACGCAGTTACCGAAGGCTACGGTCTCGGCGATTTCCAAAGCTACATCCAAGGATCTGCATACGTACGCCCCGTGACCTCTCAGACTTACGGGGCGTTCGTTGATCGCGCCGGAGCTCTGGACGTTGGGCTTACCGCCACGGCTATCGGTGGAGTTGGAATCTCATCCACCAACACCGCCAGCCTCGGTGGCTTCACGCGCATCGACGGTATGAACTACCGATGCGCCGCTTCGCAGCAGTTGGCAAACACCGTCACTGCCGTGGTTCGTGTGCCTACCCTCCCTACGGCAGGAAACCCATTTGAAGTAGGTGTCTGCTTCGGAGATGGCGCCGACTTTCACAGTCAGGTCTTTGGGTACGGAGTTACAGGCATCGCGGTCTACATGACCAAGGATCTTGCCAACTGGACCGTTCGATACACAGGGGTTGATGCCGAGATGGGAACCATCAGTCTCGTTGACTTCAGCACTGGTGTTTCCAAGAACGCGGCGTGGCGCACGATCCAGATCCTCACGCAAAACAATGCGGGTGTGATTACCTACACCATCAAGATCGGTGGGGCAACGGTACACACCATTACGACCGTAACCCTCATCACGACCTACAACATCGACATGAGCTCCTCTAGCTTCTTCGCGCCCCATGTCTGCATCCGTTCCGGCGGCAACGGTGGCGCAGGACGAGTCGAAGTCGATCATCTCAGCATCCTGACGGAGGTCACGCGATGAGTTGGTACGCATACGTCAACCTGGCTGAGAACGTCGTTCTTGTTGTTCGAGAACACGATGTCCCCCCGACTCCGGCTCCGCACAAGATCGAGCTTCAGGCCGACGAGTTCCCGGACAAGGGCTGGACCTACGCGCCCGGTGAGACTCCCCGATTCAAGCCGCCCGTCGTTCCCCGCGTGTGGACTGCGTACCAGTTCCTGCTACGGTTCACCGAGGCCGAGCTCCTTGGGATCCGAACGGCAGCGACCACGGACCCCCTCACCTGGCGGTTCCTCACGCTGGCGACGGCCGCACAGGAGATCGTGAGCAACGACCCGCAGACCGTGGCCGGCATGGACTACCTCGTGTCCGCCGGTCTCCTCACCGAGCAGCGCAAGGGGGAGATCCTCGGATGACACCGGAGACGAAGCAATCCTCGCAACTGGTCGCCTCATGGGCACAGTTCGTCGCGATCTGCATCGGCATCGGGACCATCCTCCTCCACATGGGGAAGAAGGACCAGCAGCTCGAGACAACCACAGAGCAGGTCAAGGAGCTGAGCAACATCGTCTCGGACTTGGCCAAGGCCCAGGTCGTGAGTACCATGAAGGACCAACAGACGGACGAAAGGTTGCGTGACCTCGCCGCCCGTCTTGACCGCCTCGAACGGAGCAAGCAATGAAGGGCAGCTGGAAGACCACCGCCGTCGGAATCCTCACCGCCATCGGCATCATCGCGACCCAGGTCTCGTACCTGCTTGACACCGATCCCGAGACCGTGTTCAACCTGCAGGCTGTCTTCGCTGCGCTCGGCGTGGCCGGCATCGGGTTCTTCGCCCGGGACAACAACGTGAGCAGCGAGGCGGCGGGGGCCAAGTGACCCAGGGTTACGACGACTGGTACTCGGAGAACGCCCCGTGCTCGAACGCATCGTCGCGCAGATCACGCTTGCCCTTATCTCGTGGCTGGACCGTCGAATCCAAGCTGGCAACAGTGCGGTTGATGCTGATCCTGACCGGGACACTCTTGCTCGTGGCGGTCAGCGCATTCGTGACTGGATGCAGCAGCAGGACCGTCTTCGTGCCGGAAGAGTCTCCGATGCGGACGGGACCCAACAGCGCGATCAGGGTGTACCACCGGGTCAACGGTGAGTGGACCTTGTCCGAGAACCGGATCACGATTCCAGAAGGTTGGTACCTTGTTCCTCCAAGCTTCGTGAAGGAGTAGGGGGGATGGCGTGGAGATCAACCGGAGCCGGGATGCGCGGGACCACATGGGCTTCCTCACGATGTGGGCCTACGACGCCCATCGCAAGAAGCGCTTCCCCCTCTGGGACAAGCACGAGATCCTGAGCGAAGCCTACCTCCATACCGACCGGCTCCTGGCCACGGTCTACGACCCATCCAAATCCACGGTCGTCACCTTCCTCAAGTCGTTCCTCTGGGGCGCCGTCCACTACAGCTACTGGACCTCGAACGGATTCCGGTTCACGTCGTCGGGACCTCGCTTGAAGATCCCCGTGACAACTGATACACTTTGTGAAGACATCTCGGTCGAGGTTCGGATGCACCGTCTGGAGATCCCCGACCTGACCGAGGAGGAATGGACCATCATACGTCTACGCCATGACGGGTACACCATGACCCGCATTGCATCGGTCCTCGGATTGAAGTCCCCGCAATCCGTGTACAACCGACTCGTCAAGATCAGGGACAAGTTCACAGGACAGGAACAAGATGCCACCCGAAACGACACCGCTCCCCCTCCCGACTGACCGTGCCAGAAGCGCCCGGCAGTACCTCGAGTCCGAAGGCCTCGTGCCCCGGATTCCCTCCATCCGCTCATCCGACTACAGCTCCGCCCTCTCCGATCCCTTCGGCTACTACATCCGCCGCCGGCTCGGCCTGATCCCCGCGCTCTCCTACTCCGAGGCCCTGTCGCGGGGCTCCTACTTCCACACCCTGTTCGCCCTCTACGACCGCGATGATCGCTGGCAGATCTTCAAGCGCCAGTGCTCTGCCCGCCTTGCCGAGATCAACAACATCTGCAAGGAGCTGCGGATCGCCGAATCTCACCGGGCCGACGCGATCCAGAACGAGCAGATCGACCAGGCCTACGCCTCCGCCTGGTACAACGCCTTCGAGAACCTGCCCTGCATCAACAACCAGAGCGCGCTCGACACCCTCTCCGACAACTTCGTCAAGCTCGGCGCCGAGGTCCGGCTCACGTGGATCGACGAGCGGTTCCCGAAGACCCGCCAGGTCGCGCAGTTCGACCTGCTCCTGCTCAACCGCAAGACCAACAAGCTGTGGATCGTGGACGCGAAGACGACCGCGTCACCCCCACTGATCCGGTTGTCGACGGTGAAGGAGGAGTTCCAGACCATGCACTACCTCCACGCCCTCGAGTGGTTCTTTGCCCGGGGTCTGCTTCACAAGCAGTACGACCTGGCACCGGACGTGCAGCTCGGTGGCATGATGCACATGGCCATCCTCAAGCCGTCGATCCAGTTCGGGCAGTCCGACCGCGACTTCCACTGGGAGTCCGACGGCAAGCGCACCGGTGTCTCCGGCCGCATCATGCGGTCCCCCGTCCACCTGCAGGAGTTCGGCGAGTACGTGATCAAGTGGACCAAGAACCAGCCCAGCCCGGAGCCGTGCTGCGGCACGATGGAAGAGTGCCTCAACGTGCTGCACCAGGTCACCGGCAAGAAGCCTGAGAAGATCTACCAGGGCGAACCGTCGCTCACGAACTACATGGCCAGGTGCATGCGCTGGTACCGGGGTGAACTTGAATACCTTGACAAGGCCCCGGATTTCGTGAACGACCCCCCGATCAATATTTCGTACACTCATTCGTCGGTGATGCTTGACAAGGATTGGCGCATCGACTACCTTTCCCGTGTTGCCATGATCTACAACCTGGCAACCCAAGAGGCGAACCCATGCAACTTCCTGAAGAACATCGACGCAATCCGGATGGGGTCGAAGCTGGCGAACTACAGCCCGTTCTACCTGACCGAGCCGAAGGACTGGCCGGCGCTGGTCCAGACGCAGCAGTTCCTCGTCGCCCATCGGGACGCGGGCGAACTGCCAAGCGAACCGGAACCGCACGAGTTCGACGGGATGATCGAGAGCCTCGAACCCGAACACCTCACGTGATGTTCGAGGACGAGTACGTCCGCCTCGTGATCAAGCCGAAAATCGACTTGGTCCTGGAGGACGGCGTCGAGTCCATCGGGGATCTCACCGCCAAGTTCAACAAGGTGTTCGAGTGCAAGGTGTCGAAGTCCCGCATCACCGAGTGGCTCAAGGCCATCGGCTACCGGGTGACCCGCACCGTGCAGATCGACCGGCCGAACATGAAGCGCCCGCCCGCGCCCGCGCCCGCACCTGTGCCCGCGCAGCGCAGCGAGTACGACACGTTCGAGACCGTGCACCGCCAGCAGTCATTCAACTTCCCGGCACCTACGTCTGTCTTTAGCAACGTACGCATGCCGGGCTTCGAGGAGTAAGCCATGTCAGTCACGACAGCAGCAGGAAAGCTACCGCAGCAGCGGTACTCGGGCCTTGGATTCCAAGGCATCAAGATGGTCCATCCGCCGGAGAAGCTCTTCGGCCTGATCTGTGGCCTGCCCGGCGAGGGCAAGTCGCAGTTCATCCAGAGCCACCCGGACGCATGGGTGTGCAACATGGACTGCACGTCCACGCTCGGGGATCCCCAGGCATGCGTGTGGCCGGGCATCAACCCGCAGGGTCAGCCGATCGACGTGAATGGAGAGCCCCTCGTCCTCACGTGGGAAGCCATCCAGACGAAGATCGACCTGCTCTGCAACCTCGCCAAGAACAACCAGCCCCGGCCGGCCACCGTGTTCTTCGACTCGCTCGGCACGTGGATCCCCGTCCTCAAGGACTGGATCACCCGGTCCAACGACAAGAAGGACTGGCGCGAGATGGACGGCCGCCGCTCGTGGGACCAGCTCTACGACATGGTGATCGATTCGTGCCTCACCTTGCGCCGGTACGGTTACGGCGTGTACATTGTGTGTCACGTGGTCAACGCCAAGATCCCCCTGGGCGACGACCGGTACGTCTTCAAGCCCGAGCTCACGATCACCGACGGCTTCTACAAGCGGCTCTACCCGCTGTTCGAGTTGGTCGCTGCCGTGTCCTCGGAGTGGGTCACCGAGCAGCGTGAGATCCAGCAGCCTGCCATCGTCAAGGACGGCAAGACCGTTCAGCTCAAGCCCAAGGTGGTGACCGAGAAGCGCAAGCGCCACCTGTTCTCCGTCGACTCCGAGACCCTCTCGGGGATCACGAAGCACCGGGTCAAGATGGAGGCAGAGTTCGAGTTGCCCGAGTCGTACGGCTGGGCCGAGTTCGTTCGCAAGTACAACACCAATGCTGGGGCGTAACCCCAGTCAACCCTTTCAGGAGTGTCAGAGTCATGGCAAACAGCAAGATCAGCGCAATGTTCGCAGCCCAGAAGCAGGCCTTCGGTGACGCCAATCCGGACACCGGCGTCGGCGGTCTCGGCGAGTGGCCCACCGAGGGTGAGCACGACTGCTACGTGCTCGGTCTCGAGATCAACGAGAAGGCCACCTACCGGTTCACCACCGATCAGGGTCAGCAGGTCGAGCTCTCGGCCACCGAGTTCCGCTTCCGCTACCAGCTCCTGAACGACCAGGTCAACCCGGACAACCCGCTCGTCTGGGGCGGCGCACCGTTCACCTTCCCGGACAACGCCGGCGCCGTCACCGCAGAGGGCCGTCGCACCGGCCTGCAGATCGAGCGCAACCGCTTCTGCGGCCATCTCAGCACCGTCCTTGGAACCAAGGTGGGAACGGCTGATGGTCTCGACGTGGCCGACGCGATCGAGAAGGTCTCCAACCTCCTCGGCTCGGACAAGCAGGTGGTGTGCACCGTCCGGTGCCAGTACCGCAAGGGCAAGGGCAACGCCGCGACCAAGGTCTACAAGACCGAGTTCCTCCAGAAGCTCCTGTCCGCCTAACACGCACCCCCACTGATCGAGGGGGTGGGGCCCACAAGCTCCACCCCCTCCTCACAGTCCTCCTCACGTAGTGGCCGGGGGTGCATCCGCGCCTCCCTTACCGGGCAAGTGTGACTGTCTCCACTTGAAAGCGCAGCGATGGATCGTTCGCACGAGCCCCCGGCCAACTACGAGGAACACACAACCAACGCCCGATTGACGGATCAGGTGTCGACACCCCGCCTCTGGAGTCTTCCAGTGCCGCTGAGGGTGAGACACTCGGGGTTCAAGGAGATGGGGGTGACAGCACCCGTTCCCCCCACCACCCACCCTGGGTGTTTCACCCTCCCGTTACTGGGAACACCCCACCTGCTGACCTACCCAGGTGGACGCCACTGGCTGGTTACGACGTTGGCCCTGCCGGACGGATCCCTCCCCGACGATCCGTTTGCCAATGAGCCGCCCCACACTCGCGTGGATGGGGCCCTCTGCAAGGGGCACATGACCTTCTCCTCTGCGGGGAAGGCCTACATGATCAACGTCGATATCACCAGGGCCACCCTGAAGGGCATGGCCGCCAGGGTCCTGGATCGTGAGCCCGAGTCCAGGATCCTGGTGCGCCTGCTCCCCCGCTTCTGCCTGGGCGCCGTCCGGTGGTACCGCCAGCAGGGCTGCCTTCAGTTCTGGGCCGCCATCTAGAACGAGCCGAAGCTCTCGAACGGCTTCCCCGTCTCCTGCGCCATCACAGCCTGCTGCTCTGCCGTCAGCGGCAGCGTCCCGATCTGACGAGACTGCATCCGCTGGCGGGCCGTGTCCGCCCCCATGATGGCCTCCGCCGACACACCCAACTCCGGTGCCCTGCTGGCCGCCAGCTGCTGGAACTGACCTCGGAGCTCCGGGGGGATCCGCTCAAGGATGCGCTCCGTCCTGGGCACCAGCCGGTTCTTCATCGCCTCATCCAGCTGGTCCTTGCTGATGGTCAGCTCTATCCCGAACCGCCGCTTGAACTCCTGCTTGATCCCCTGCATCTTCGGGATCTCGTTCGCCAGCAGCGCCGCAATCGCCCGTCGCCGGTACTCCACGATCTGGTCCCGGTTCTTCAGCAGGAACGCATCGAAGTCCGCCGTCTGCTTGAACGTGCCGAAGTCGACACCCAGCGCCTTCGCAAAGATCTGGCCCATGCCCTGGTAATCGATCAGGGTTCCGTCCGCCTTGTACACCGGCACCCGCCCATCCTCTGTCTTCGTCTTGAAGTCCACGTAGGTCTTCTGCAGGGAGCCCGGCAGCCCGAACAGCGGACCCTCCATCAGGTTCGGCATCATGCCCATCACCCGGGCCGCCGCAATCCCGCCCGGCACCAACCTCGGCAGGTTGTTCTGGATCAGGTCGCGCTGCCCAGGATCCAGCACACCCCGGATCAGGTTCATCGGGATGTCCACCACCGGCGGGATCGGCACGTACTCGTTCCCGTCCTGGAAGAACCGGTCGCCGCCGACCGCCTGCGTCAAGCTGGCCCCGAACAAACCGGGGCTCAGGTCCACGCCGAAGGTGTTCTTCCCCAGCTCGTAGAAGACCGCGCTGATGCCCATGCCCCGCAGGAAGTCCTGCCCGATTCCCTTGAACACACCACGGCCACCGAGCCTCGGGCTGTCGTACGCCAGCGTCGTCACCGACCGCAGCGGGAAGCTGAGGAACTGGCGGAACAGCGGGTTGTTTGCCAACCGCCCGAAGGGGCCTGCCCCCTGGAACGCCAGCGGCGTGTTCAGCGTGTTGCCGCCGAACTGCGTTGCGCTCACCATCTCGTCCACATCCCCGATCATCCGGTAGTACCCGGCCGACCCGGGCTTCACAT